CATATTGTAAATTCTAACATACTCAAAACACCGCTATGGTGGAATAGCGGTGTTTGAGTAATTATTGAATAGGAATTAACCTATTACGTTATCGATCTGACAATGGTATTGTTGTGGACCAAAGTCCATAGCCATTTCCATATATACAGCTTTAGCAATTCTTGCGTTATCTGCTTGATCTAAGTCTCTAACGAACATTGTTCCATATCCTGGGATATTTAAGAATATTGGTTTAACGAAACTAAGGTCAACGATAAATGATTGCTTAGAACCTGCAATAGTACCTGCTGGTAAGAAGTCAGATAATGCTAGTCCGATTGAACCGAATGGTGTAACGATTGTATCAATGTCAACACCTCCAACATTTCTGTCTCTTGGTAGGATACCATAATTTACAGATCCAACTGAAGCGTTAACGAGTTCTTTGTTAAGATCCAACAACATTGTTGGAGATACAAAGAGAACTGGTTGTCTCATTGGTGCGCCTGCGTCATACAACGCTTTCATACCACTAGCTATGATGTCCCAGTTTAGTTTTTGTGCTGCAGGAGTTCCTGCACCATCATCGTTATTTACTGCAGTTCCGCCTGTTAGATCTTGATGTTCTTTCAAACCTCTCATCTGACGGTTGCCTGATGTACCATCGTTGTAGGAAGCATTGAATGCTGCCCACTCAACTTTTTTAGCTACTGTCTCTAATACTAATTCCATTTGATAAGCAAGCTCATCATTGATTGGGTTAGTTCCTGCTAAAGCTAATGCAGGATCAGAGTTTTTATAGTTGCCCGCTAAGTCGAACGGTACTATTTCTCCAGAAGCAGCTTGTGCAGTATAAGAAATCTGCGCGGCTTCATGGAATATTTGTAGAACACCTTGTTGTGCTGCTCTGCTTCTACCTGAATAATTAGGCGCGCCGCCTTCGTCATCAGGAGTTACTGCAGAAACTGCCGCATTGTCTTGTGTTTGGAATTGGAAGAATGTGCTGTTTGTAGCAACTCCGCCATTCAAACCACCTGCAGCAGCGAGTAGTGGTGTTCTATGAGGTGTTATTTTAAATAACTCGCCAGTAAAGTTGTTCACATCACTAGCGACTATTGGATTAGCACCTGATATTGCTGCCATTTTCTACGTCCCTTCTATTTGTAGTTAATTGGTTTATTGATTTTTTTGTTGTTCTTGTAAGGCAATTTTTGCCCTTAGACTATCTCTTACAGAAGTCTCTGGACTACCAATAACGTCTTGCATTTTCTGTGTCCAATCAGCAGGTTGTTGTGCAGATGAATTTTGTTGTATCTGTTCTAACTTACTGTCACTTTCAGCGATCTTTGCAGCAGCTACTTCGTTGTTCTGCTGTACCTGTGTATCGATGTTATAAGTGTCTTTAAGCCATTGACCTAACTCTGAAGTATCTGGTTTTCCGTCATATAGATCGAAAGCCATTTTACCTGTACCAGAGTTTGGATCTAGTCCAACATCTTTAAACATAGAAGTCTTTACGACATTCTTTAGTTCTTTATTCTCTTGCTCAACTGATTTAAGTTTATCCCTTAAACCTTTAATACCTTCGTTGGTATCGTTGCCGTCCATTATTTGTTCTCCGTTATCTGTCATTTGATAATCTCCATTTCTCACACAATTACACCGTTCTCCAATAAGGTGTGGTACATATTGGGAGTGGTTACAAAATTATTTTACATGTTGAATGGGCGCTGTAACATACGCATACAACACCTCTACGAATTAAATACGTGGTAAGGACGTAGGAACCCTTAACCAGAGTGATGATCTATTATTTACTTGGCGGATACTGTCAACGCCAATACAAATATTATAACACAAGATATGACCGTTATTGATTTTTTTCCTGTTTCTGTCAATATTATTTTGTAAGCGTCATTCCACCATGTCCATGACTTATCAGACTTGTAGTGACCTTTTTTATTTCTAGCTCGTACCCATTTAAACATTACTGTTCAACCAATCCAGTTATACCTGCTTGTGTAGCTGCTGCGCCACCTTCTTGTGTAAAGACTGTAGCTTGTTCTGCTTCAAGTCTTTCACGTACTTGATCTGCAACACCGTCTCCAAAGACTTCACTTTCTATAAACTCTGATAAACCAAAGATATCTTCTCTACCAGTAAACCTGCTAGCCAATCGTTGTAACCTAGGCAACTGTGTCTCTGCTCTAGCTGCTAACTGTTGCGCACCTGTACCTGAAACACCTGCACTAATAAGTCTTTGTGCCTGTTCTGTAGATATAGCAAAGTCTTGTTCTAAGAATGCACCACCAATTTGTGATACTTCAACTCTCTGGTTAATAATATCTGCTGATACATCTTCTGATATAAAGCTAGCAAATATAGCTTCGTCTGTAATATCTTCAGTTGTTGGAAATATATTAGGATAGTTGTTCACGTAGTATTGCTTAACAGCGCCAAACTGTGGAAACAATGAGTTGTATGCAACGTTAAGTCTTTCCTCAAATGTTCTAGGTGCTACATCATTTTCAAATAATGTTTGTATTTGATTGCCAAAGTAATCAGGATTCAGATTATAATCAGCTAATAAATTAGTGTAATCTTCATCAATCTTTATATAATCAAGTTCTGGTGTTGGTGTATCAATACGTAAAGTTTTACCATCTTCTCTAAATATTCCAGGGAACTTATCTTTATATGCTTGTGTAGTTCTCAATACACGTAATGCTTCTTCTTCGTCTCCTCCATTTGTATTAAACTCTTGTAAGAAACCTTCGGATAACTCTGGACCTAACCATGGGTAATTAGTTTCTGCGTATGCCTGTGCGTCAAATTCTTCTACTGGATCTCCAGGTACTTCTACAACTGGACCAGGTAAAGGTGGTGGATCAGTTTGTAGTCCTTGTAGTTCTAATTCTAATCTTCTACGTTCTTCTTCTAACCTTTTACGTTCTTCTTCTAGTGCTGCTTTTTCTGCTGCTAAAGGATCTATTAGACCATCTTCATCTGCTTCTTCAACAGGTGGTACTGTTGTTACTGGTGCGGTAAAGGCAGGTTCTGTTATTTCTCCTGCTGCTTCTGCTGCACCTGCACTAGCTGCTCTAATCTGTTCTAAAGTTTCAACAGTTGGTTCTTGCAGATTTTCTTCTGGTTCTGATCTAGGTGCTGATCTAGGAGGTGCCATTACGCCATCTATTAGAGGAGTAAGTTGTGCTAGTCTAGCTAAAATACTCATTGAAAGCTACCTCCGCCTGTTGCTCGTTGACCAGGTGTACCAAACTTACTTTGCATTCTTGTCTGTAATGTATCACGATATGTTTGTGTACCTAGTTTTGCAGCTTCCTCAAACGCTATATCTTCTCTTTCCTTAACGTCATTGGTAGCCATAAATCTTTGCCATGCTGATGAAGTCTCATCTGGTAATTGTCCAGTTACTGTATTCCATTGTTGTCTAAATGTACCTGAAGCAGTTGCATAATTCTTTACTGCTGTTCCTTTAAACTGTGTGTATTTGTTTTGGAATGTTTCCTCTAACTGTGGAATAAAAGTTTCGTTATACCAAGTTGGATTAGCTTCTGCTTCTTTAGCTATAGATTCTACATCATAGAACTCTGTTTGCCCAGGTCCTAATACGTTCTCTATATATTCAGCAATATCTCTTGTCTTCAATATCACATCAAAAGATTGTCCTGTAAGTACTGCTTGTACTTCTGGATCGAGTGTATATCTTATACGTTCGTTAACCATCTTATCTAAAATATTATTTAATTCTGTAGTGTCCGATATTTTACCTGACTGTAACAAGTTAGTGAGACCTGATACTACGTTAGGATTTATTGTTTGTACACCCCTGTTAACCATACCGTCAATAATAAGTTGTTGATTCTTAACAGATTGTTCTGCATATTTAGCAGGATCTGAAGCAAATAGTTCTGCTGCTTGTCTCTCACTAGGTGGTGTAGTTCTATACCAGTTAACACGTTGTAAATCTGCAGTACGTACTGCTTTACCTTCTAACGCATTCTCTATAGCTAATGCTAAAAAATCTAAGTTACCTTCATCATCTTCTGATAGGATCCAAGGACTATACTTTGCTTCTTCCTGTAATGCTTCTACTAAATGATCATAAGGTTCTGCACCTGCTTCTGCTTGTGAAAATAACAATTGGTTTGCATTGCCAAAATAAAAACTATTGTTGTACTCTTGTCCTGTAATAGCTGATGAACCTTCTATAACATTCATACCACTATCTACTACAACGTTTGCTACTAAGTTGTTCCCTGCTACTTTTTCTTTTACTGCGTTCCAATCTGATATCTCATAACGCCATGTAAATTTACCAGATGATCCCTCAAACTCTGGTATTTGTGCAACGAGGTAGAACTTACTACCAAATTCTGTAATTTCTTCCCATATCTCAAAGTCTTTAGATATAGTGTTTATAAGTTTATTTGCTGTTTTTTCTTGTGTCGCCATTATACAAACTTTCCGCTGAACGTTCTCTTTATTCTATCATACATGTCTGGCTCACTCACTTCATTATTTGCTGTTGGAATGTTGTATGTTTTTTCTAGTTTATCTTTTAGTTCTTGTTTGCTTTTTTCTTTTTGCTCTAATGCTTCTTTATATCTATTGTTTGTTGTTCTAAATCTATTGTAACCGTATGGACCTACTTGCTCTGGTGTCTGTGATTCAAACTCTTGTTCTTTATTTTCATCAACTTCTACAGTATCTACTGTATTCATAGGTGTATCTTTTTCTGGTTCTTTAACTTCTACAGTATCTTCTGGTGTATCTTCAATAACTTCTTCTTCGTCTGGTTCTTCTTGTTCATATATACCATCAAGGTATTCTCTTTGTTCTGCAAGTCTTTTAATAATGCCCTCTGATTGTTTACCGTATAACTCAACAGTTTTTGCATGTGCTTTATCAAAGTCTCCTGTTAACAAGTTACCTGTGATATGCGCGTGGTTTAATCCAGTCTTATTAAATGCTGTAATAACTAGATAATCATAAGCGCTGTCTTCTAATTGATCTTTTTCAAACTTACCAAATCGTTCTATAAACTTAGGTAAAGCTATATGTCGTTCAACTCTTGCATTAACAACTCTTTGTGTTTCTTTAAGATCTGCTTCAAACAATTCATTAGCTTTTTCTTCTGTTATCTCTTGTCCTATGAGGTCTTTTACTTCTTGTTTAGAACCACTTAATGTACCAGTATGACCATAACCAACAGTTAATGTTCCTACTATATCTGTTCCTTCTACATAAGGTACTGGTGGATATTGTGCCATGTCATCATATACGAAAAGCACAAGTTCTTCTTTGTCCTTAATGAACTCTATTCCACCTTCAGTAATCTCTAGGTTCTGATCAACCACTACTTGCCAACCTGGACATAGCGTCAACAGTACTAAATAAGTAGCTAAGATCATTACGTTCCTTTGTAGCTTGTTGTGTAGCTTGCACCTCTGCGCCTAATACAGCGTCAGCATACTCACTAAGTTTAGCGTCTGGTGTCTCTGGTACAACTAAAGTCTTGCTTGCACCTGGGAACATACGTTGTGCTAGATCATAATTCTTGTTATAATCTGCAACTGCTGTTTGATAATCTCTACTAGATTGTGTATAGAAGTCTGCGAATGCAACCATCTCTGCTTCTGATAATTCTCTGTTTATTCCAATAGCACCTAATGCACCATCAACTTCTGCCTTAATCTGTGTAGGACTAGGTTCTGTATATACCTGTGGTAGTAATGGAGGTCTCTTGTAAAGTCTTTGTTTTTCTTCTGATAAGTGTGTACCTATGTCAGTAAGTTCATAGTTAGAAGCAGTCATAGCTGATAACATTGCAGATTGACTTTTATCTCCCCATGTGCCTTGTTCAAAAAACCAGTCATCATAACTTAAATAACCTGCTTGAAGTAAGTCTGTTTGTACTTGCACACGTTCTTGTGGCAACATGTTAAAACCTATCTGTATATGATCTTGACCACCATATCTACTTGCTGCGTCTTCCGAACTAAGTGTTATTGTTTCTGCTGCTAAATCTCCAGGTGTAAGTTCTTTACCTTCTTCAAATACAGAAGCAAGATCAGGGTTTTTATAAACTGTATAACCTGGTGTAATACCACCAAATAATCCACCTACATTGTAATCGGTCTGTCCTAAAATAGCTTCTTTAGCTTGATTAACTATTGCACTATCTTGACTTTGTATAATAGTATATCCACCATCTAGTTGTTGTTCTGTAAGTGCAACTAATTCACTTTCTGAAACAGTTAATTGTTCTATATCTCCAGTAGCATTGTTAATCTTAGTTACTAAACCACCTGCTTCTTTAACAGTAAGAGGTGTACCTTTTTCATCTCTATCTTGTACGTATGAGTTGTATTCTCCACTAAATTCATACTTACCTGGCTCTCCAGTCATTATTGGTTCATACAATACTGTTGGCTCTGCTCTAAATCCTACTTTAGGTACTTTAGTTCTACCAGGATCTGTTTCTCTAAACTGTTGTACGCTTACTGATGGTGCGTCATAATTCTTTTTGTATCTATCGTAATCTTCTGATGAAAATAGAACATAACCTTTACCCCCACCTGGTTTAACAATTGCACCTATCTGCCCAGTTGTGTCATACCATTCGTCTAATTTACCTTTAAGAAATTCAAAGTATGCTTCGCTGTCTTCTCCGCCTGCTTCTACTCCTGCAGACATATCAAATCCCATAAGTATATCTTGTACTACGTCTAGTGGTGTATTTACTAACCATGGTTTATATTGTCCAGGAGAATATCCTTGAACAGGACCTTCTAATGGTGTTGAAGCTATAGCGTCATTTAAAGAATTTTCTAATACTTTTTTTGTCACTAGATTAGAACCTAAACCAGTTTGACCTTCTTTGTTTATGCTTTGATCAAATATTGATAATGCAGTATTTACTTTAGCCATAAACATACTGTCAGATACTCCCTCTTTAACTAAAGCATTTAATTCTTTAGCAAACTCTGAACTATCATCTAGTTGTCTCTGTGCTTTTATACTGTCAACAATTGCTTGTTTATATTCTTCTGTCACGCTTCTCCCTGCTGTACGGGCAAGTATGCACCGTATTCTAACATTGTATCATAATCGTACTCTAAATCCTCTAAGAACTGTGTCCTCTCTTGGAATAATGGCAATAATAAATTCTGTGCGATAACATAGAAATCTTCATTATCTCTTGATTGTTGACCTATAAAATCTCTTAATTGCTGTCTTTCAAGCAACATAGTACGTGATGTTCTCCAACCTGCAGACGATAATCCACGTCCTAGTGATTTCTTTTCTAGTATTTTTATGTAATCTAATACTTGTATTACTGCTTTACCTGTATCTGTATTTTTTAATTTAGAGTTCTTTTCCCAATTACTTAACTCTTTAAACTGGTCATCGAGTGTTCCTCTTTGTGGTAAACCAGGTATTGTAGAACCAAACCCTGGCAATCTTTGTTGCATTGTAGCTCTATGTACAGCTAATATTCTTTGACGTTGTTTAGCTTGAAATGGATCTGTTATATCAAATTGTTGTAATGTTTGTACTCTTTTGTTTTCCATTGCAAAAGCACCTAAACGTTGGTTACGTGTAGCAACCCATTCTTCTGGTGTCAATGGTTCACGTTGTTCGTTATATATAGACCTTGTATATGCTTCATAATCAAATGCACCACCACCACCATTAGGTACTGCATAAAATGCTGTTAAAGGATACTGTTCAAATAACTCTGGATTTTCTTTTTCAAACTGTACACCACGTTCATCAACAGGTCTAGGTTCTACAATTACAGACTTAGGTGTTGCTATATCTAGTGGGTTAAAACCATATTCATCAATAAAGTATTTAGTAGCAGAAAAGTTATCTCCTGGTGCAAATAAAAAGTTACCTGTTACAGGATCTTTAGGTGGTGTCTCTATAAGTTCTCTATATCTATCAGATAGTATTTGCATTGAATACATAGCACCTGCATTACGCGGATCTCCTATATCAAACCTAGGGTTTAATCCTGTAGGTCCAACGAACTGTGAGAATGCTTTTATCTTGGTTAAGTTCTTAGCAATACTTCTTGCTTTTTTTAAAAGTTGATCTTGTTGTTCTGGTGTCATATCATCTTCGCCGTTAGCTTTAAGTACACGATATACGTCAATAGTAGAGTTAGCAGCTATACGTGATAGCTCTCCTGGAGGTGCGTCTTCACTAAACATAAACATAGCTCTAACACCATTCTTTAACCATGCAGGCATACCTATTTCTTGTACTAAGTCTCCAGGTGTTTTAATTGTAGGTAAACCAAAAGGGAATAAAAACTTTTGTGTTTCTGTAAATTTAGGTGTTCCTTCTAAGAAAAATCCTGCAGGTATAGCTGCGGTTGGACCAATACCAGGTACAACTTCTAATGCTAAGTTAAGTGATCCTGCATAACCAGGTAGTCTCACACCAACATTCCTATCAGAACCAAACAAAGCGTCAGATACAAGATCATCTACTATAGGATAATAAAATACTTCTTCTCCTGTTGTCTCGTCTTCTGCTAGGAAACCCTCTCCCTCAACAGGACTAAATACATTATCTTTTCTAGCGTTATTAATAACTACTTGCCCACGTCTTGCTATCTCTGGGTTTTCTTTTAATAACTTAGTCCAGGTTGTAAGGATTTCTGCGTACGCTTCTCCGAATGGAAATATGCCTCTAAGGTTGTAGGTTATCTTACTACGTTTACTTAGATCGTATAGTAATCCTTGTAACTCTGATAAAGCAATTGATTTAGCAAAGTTATCTATGTACTGTGCGTCTATAAATCCATCATCAAAACCTGCTGCTTTATTTATATCGGTAAGTTCTCCGTCTATTTGTGCTTTTAAATCGTTAAATGCGTTTAGCAAAGTATCTTTTTCTTTTTCTAGTTCAGTAACGTCCATATCATCAGTAACTGCTTTATTGATAGCGTCATCTATTTCATCAACTTGTTTGTCATACTTACGTCTAGCTATCTGTAATTCTTGTACTTTTTTAGATTGTTCTTTAGTATTATCTATAAATGCTGTACCTAGTTTTGCGTCAGCGTCATTAAGTTCTTTGACTCTACGCTCAAACATATCAAGGTTAATTTCTACTTCTCTTTTACGTAACTTTTCTGGTGTAATACCAATGTCAGCTTTTATAGAGTTAAGTAGGTTTTCATTAGGAATGTTAGATTTTCTAGCACCTCCTACTTTAATTGTCTTTCCACCTTGTCTGTAAGTCTTACCTTCTAATAGTATTGATCTCATAGCGGGTGTCATACGTGGTAGTAAATCATATACTGCACGCCAGTATGCTTGTCTAAATACTGGAGACCTAGAAGCATTGTCTGTTCTTTGTCCCATTATGACATCAAAACTATTTTCTATAAAACGTTGTATGTATTTTTGATCATCTAATACTGTATCTTCAATAGGTGCAGTAACTAGATCTGGTAAGCTATCTCCATATTCTTCAACGATTGTATCGTAATATCTATTGACAGCTTTCTTTTGTGCCTTCTCATCTAGTTTTGTAAAGCTCTTACCAAAAGATTTAAACAAATCATCTAGTGTTTCAAAACCTATATCCTCTATGTCTTCTATAAGATATTTAGTTTCCCCGCCAACTTCTACTGTTTCTTTAACAAACTTTAGTTGTTCTTCTGTTGGATTGTTTATCCAAACACCATCAGATCGTTTTTGTATTTTATTTAATTTACCGCTTAACATCATGTCGAACAAGTCTTCATTACGTGTTCTATCTAATCGTAGTGGGAAAGGGTTCTTAGAAAAATCTATTTCATCAAACTCTAATCTGTTTATAAGATCGTTTAATAAGTCAACATCTTCATCAAATGCACCACCTGCAACCTGTTGTAACCTAGCTTCTAAAGATTTAGCATAAACATAACGACCACCTGCTGTAGTCATAATGTCTTCGTATCTTTGACCACCTTTTGCATACTCCTCTATAACAGCTTTAGCTCTAGGTGTTTTACCTTCTACCCATTCTTTTAAGACTTTTTCTCTTGCTACAGGATTATTCTTACCTCTAAACAATAACGTAAACAAATCATCTTGGTATATCTTAGATACTTCATTAGTCCATGCTCTTACAAATTTATTAGCACCTGCTTTATCTCCTGCGAATGCTTCACGTTTATCTAAAATGTCATAGTCATGTGGTCCCATCTTTTTACGGTACTTACTTTTTTGTTTTTTAAATCTCTCTGCACCACCGAATGCTTCGTCATTATTGTTAGCACCACGCATACGTGATGATCCTTGTTTCCATTCCAAACTTTCTGCAAGTGGATCTCCAAACAAATCTTTAAACTCTACATCTTTTTGTGTCCATTTCTTTGCTTGTTTAGCGTCTGCTTTTTTAAGCAATGATAAAGATAAGATACTTGCAGGTCTTGAAAAGATAGTGTCATATCCTTTAGTAAACATACGTAACTGTTCTTCTCCAACAACACGTAATAACCAAGCACCTCGTAGAAGAACTAATGGTTTCCAAAACTCTGTGTAGTACCAATCAGTACTTTTACCCATAATTCCTTTTTGCATTGCTTTAGGATATTTTTTAAGGAAGTCGTCCATACCTTTAGTGCCACCCATTTTGCTTCTTAATACAGACATAGAGTTCATAGCTTTAGCTAATTGTCCTGCGTCTGGCATAGGTATAGTTCTATTAATAAACTCTGTAGTTAAATGTGCGTCAGGTACTGGTTTCATTTTACCGCTTATAGTTATTGGAGACATCTTCATACCTGGTTGGTTTACATTCTTACCTGTATAAGCGTCTATGAAATACTTACGCATGTCATCTTGTGTCTCTGCAAATATACGTGTAAAGTTGTCAGCGTCCTGTTTGCTCACTTGGAAGTTATCTACTAAATCATCTCCAACTTCTTTAAGCATTGAAGTAGCAACTTGGAACAATCCTGCTTGGTCTCCTGGACGCAGTACTGCAGCTTGTCGTAATATCTTATCTTTACTATTCCTATTTAAGTCTGTTTGATCTAACCATCTTTTTACTTCTCCATAGCTTTTTTCTATGTTCTCACTATCTAAATACCTAAGTGGTAAATCTTTTGTGTAAGTAGAAAATATACGTGCTGCTCTACTATTGCTATCCATAAGAGAAAGTTTTGCTACTTTTTTAGCACCAAACAATTGACCAGTACCTTCTGGTACAGTCTTGCTAATGCTTTCTGCTGCACCACCTAAAAATCTACCAACTGCGCCTACTGTAGGTTTAGTAGTACCAAATGGTAAATCCTTAAAACCAATAGATTGATCTATAAGTTGTGCCATCTCTATCTGTTTATCAGCAGATGATTTAGTAAAGTCTTGTGTAATCTGCATAAACTTACTAACAATCTCTGGATCCTCTATACCTGTAATGTCCATAAACTTACTATCTGATGTAATGTTTGACATGTACTTAACAAGTTTCATACCACCTGGATCTTTTTGTAAATAATCAGTAACTGACTTAGATGATATAAACGGTAGCCCAAAACCACGCTCTACAATACCTAATTGTTTTAATTCTGCAGGTGTAAACTTTGTATCTACTTTTTTAAGCATTGATATTGTTTGATCACTTGCTCTTAACGTTTTAGCACTTTTTCTTGCTGCACCTATACCCATAGTTAAATAGTTAGATGGATCAAGAAACAATGCCTTGCCTGCGTCTAGTATTCCAGATACAACATTAAACCCTTTAGTACCTGGTTCTGTAACACCTAAAGCTACAGTTCTTCCTAACGAGATAGGTGTTTTAACAGTTTCTCCAGTTCCTAGTTGTGTTGATATATTGAACTGTCCGCTCTCCTCCTGCATACGACTATCTATATCTGTAATAGCTGAACCTAGTTGATTTTGTATTATGTTTTGCGCACGTGTGTTATCAAACCCAGACTGTACTAAATATTTATATTCATCGTAATATTTACTATTAGGATTTTCTGGATCGAATACTTCTGAATTAGGCAGTAAACCTTCTCCTAGATTTATTTCTTTACCTTGTGCTAAGTTACTAAATACTTGTTTAACTGTTGACTTACCTGATTGTGCATACGCGTCCCTAAAGGTTAAGTCTTCTGCATTGTCTCCAATAGTTGCAGCAATCATAGAGTTAATAGGTCTATCTACTGCTGTTCTGTATAAGTCTTCTAGTCCTAGTAAACCAAAACGTACCGCACCTTTAAGTGGATCAAATACTTTATCAACTAAAGTTTTCTTATTATTTTCTAAGACACGTTCTGATAACGTACGTAATACTTCTGCTTCTGGTTTAACTTGTAACATAGTTAATGAAGTAATAACATCAGGAGAAAAGTTAGGATATAACTGTGCAATAGTAGAAGCTCGTACTGCGTCTTCTTTAGTTACACTAGCTTTAGCTCTGTTCCATTGTGTTTTTCTACCCTGTAATTCTTTGTACAAGTCTTGTTCAGTTTTAGGGTTGTCATTATGAAATACACCCATAAATTAACCTAGTTGTGTTGGTGTTCTATTTATCTTTTGTTCTGCTGTTTGTAATAAATTTATAAGTTCTGGTGTAGGATTTATACCTACCATTGCTCTAATTAACATTAGGTCATCTGGTTCTAGTAAAGTACTTTCTTTTTGTTGCATACTTGAAAAAGTATTAATAGGAGTACCATCTCCTTGTCCAAATATTTCTCCTACGTTACCAGGCAAAGGTGTTATAACTCCAGGTTCTTCTGTTTCTATCTGACCTTGTCCTGCAGGTACAACTGTTTCTTCTTCTGGTACGTTTATGTTGCCTTCTCTAACTTGGTTTACAAGTGCTTTTTCTTCTCCTGCACTTTCAGTTACCATAGCACGTACCTCATCAATAGTAGGTGCAACACTATCTGTTCTTCTAGATAATTTACCAGGACCACTTACTGCAGCAGGTTTCTTAACGCCACCACGTCTTCCGTTTTGTCTGCTGCTATCAATAGCCATATTCTTCTCCTAAATTTTCTTGTGGTCCAAACATAATAATTATACCGTTGGGTATATATTGTACGACCATGCCCTGTGGAAATGGAGAAATCATTGTTTCAGGTTCTTCATTCTCTTTTAAGAAGTCTTCATAGTCGTCTAAATATTCTGTAGTTCTTTGCCAAATATCAAATAATGATGTCTCGCAAATATCTGCAAACTGCATGTTTGTATTCTCTTTTGGTTCAGGCATTATTGTCCACCTCCTAGTAATAATGATCTAATGTCTGGTGCAGGTCCTTGTGGTACTGCTAGTTCTCCACCCCCTAGATCCTGACCTAACAATGCTGCTTCTGGTTCTGGTATCTCTGGATCTTCTGCTGTGTAAAATTTATCTAAGATTTTTTGCATACTATTTGGGTTCTTGTATATCTGTACCAACGCCATAGTTGCTTTCTCGTCTCCCTGACTTGCTTGTATCTTTAATGTCTCGAACAATGTACGTTCTGCTTCGTCTTTAAGTATTCTATCGTTAATCTTTTGTACGTTATCTAGACCGTCCATGTTTTCTTGTAAGGTCTCTTTATCTATGATACCTGCTTGTAGTAACTGAAGTCCAGAAACAATTTTAGTAGGTTCATCAAAACCTGCCATGACACCATAGATACGTCTTGTCTTATACATACCTTTAATATCTGCTGCAGGTGTGTATTGTTCAGCATACGCTGTACCATTTAAGTAACCCGCCATAGGTTTTTTAGTTTGACCATTAAGCGCTTCGTCCATTTCTAAACGTTTATAATCTAGTTCTTCCATTGCTGTTTTAAGTGATAACTGATATTCTTTAACGTTTAGATCAACGGACGATAATAGTTCTTGCAACCCTCTACCTGTTACAAACGAGTTAGGGGATATAGCGTCATCGCTTACTGGATAGCTAGAACCAACACGTAGTTGTCTCTCTATCCTGTCAATCTGTGTAAACAACTGATACGGAATATTATTAGGTGGTTTCGATACTTGTGAACCTGGGCTTAGGTAGTTGACTGATAATCTACCACGCTTATAGTTACCGCTCTCTAGTTCCCCAATAATATTGGTTTCTGTGAATACACTATCTTCCATAGCAATAATAGATAAGACGTTAATCTTTGCCATTGCTGCCATCAAACCTAATACGTGATCATACTGACCAGTCAATCTGTCAAAGCTAAATCTCTTAGAGATAACAAACCTTGGACCTGATTTGAGTGGGTTAGGTGTATAATCTAAAATCTGTTTTGTGTCTGGTAAGAATACGTAAGTACCTTCTTCGTTGTAGTACTCAACTAATTCAACACCGTCAGCTAGTTGGTTATCCCAACTTCTCTGGAAACCGTCATGGTATTTAAACTTACTATAACCTGATGGGAACTGACTACTTTCATCAACCATTACTTGTGCTTGTGGATACATCTGCTTAATAACTGCAGTAGGTACAAGTCGTATAAGTGCTAGTTCTTTAGGATCTTGGTCTGGACCATAGTATCCTGGGTAGCAATCATAAGGATCGCGGAGTTCTGCATGAGGATACATGATACCGTCTGGAGACATCTTCTGTCTTATAATCCAAACACAAAAACCATAACCAGGTAACCAACGTGCAGCTTGTGGCATTTGCATATCCATCTTAGAGTTTTTGTCTAAGCTAGAAACAATACGTTCTAGTTTTTCTGCTTTACCTTTTGCTCGTTCGCTATCTGCATAAGAGTCAACTTTAATGTCAGGCATACGCCCTAGTTTTTGTGCAAGGTGTTCTAAACCTGAATTAATAAGGTTAGGGATTGGTAAGTCGGTGTCATAGTTTTTAGCGTCATTACCTAATAATGCTGCAATACCATTGCTACCACCATTCATTATAGAACGCACTCTATCACGATACTCATAGTGTCCACTATGCTCGTGCATGCCTTTTAAGTCGTCCGTCTTAATAAGTAGTTCGTCAGGTGTTAACATTTACCAAAAAACCTCATTGTGTTCGCTTTGCTTGTAATAGCTATAAGATGGAGTATAGTCACTCTCAACTTCTGATAACATGATTTTTACGTTTGTGCGTATACGTTTCATTGGAAACCAACTTGCCATAACTAAGTCAGTTTTAGTTTTTACATTACGTGAATTAGAAGCACCCGCTTGTGAAAAGTATAACAACTGTTGTCTAAGGATATTTACTTTACGTTTTGTTTGTGCGTCTGCCCATGGTAAATTCATCTTCTGTTGTTCATACATACCTACCATACTGGTAACACCAAAGGTCGGATCCCATTTATTTTTATACGTCTGATGTCCTTCTAGTCGTACACCATGTGCTGCTGCCCAGTTTCTAATTTCTCTATCTTGTCCAATAGCACGTTGAAAACCATTCTCCTCTATTACCCAATGACTTAACCAGTATTTCTCATACCATTCTTTCATTAGGTTATGTGCTTTTTGTATACCACCACCTTGGTCATTCTTGACATCAACTAGCCATACTTGTTGCGTTTTTGCATTATACGCCCAAAGCACCGCTGCTTGATACCCCGTACTTGCGGGATCTAACCCTGCAATCAATGCAGTATGAGGAGGTATATCTCCTAGTTTTCTTGATGTATCTAAACACGCGTCTACACTCTCTGCTGTAAACAAACTCATGCCGTCAGGTATAGCTTTATTCAGGTATACCATTTCAAATATATTTCTACCACCTGTTGTCTCTGCTGAAGCTAACTGTTCTATTAACCACTTATGTGTACGTTTTTCTGCCCATAACATGTGTGGTGCATGGTCTAAGGTTTCATCTTCTAGTGGTATTTCTAAATCATGCGCACGGTCTACAATAGATTCCCATGCTTGGTTCTCTAAGAGATGATGGTAAAGATCGTCTGGGTGTTGTCTTGATCCAATGACGACCATTCCTGTATGTTCCTCTTTACGTGACTGTAACGTTGTTGTCCACCAGTTCCTGGTGTTTTCTCTAGCACTTGGTTGC